GGTTGGAACTGCATTTCTAGACCGTTCGTAGGTTACACCATGAACGGTCTAGAAATGCAGTTCCAACCAGACTTCACCGAAGTCTGGTTGGAACTGCATTTCTAGACCGTTCATGGTGTAACCTACGTTTGTATATGCTGCATCATTTGAGAGTGTTTCTCTAAATGATACCTCTGTACTAAATGTCTCCAATGTACTTGGAGTTAGGGTTGTGTCTGCAACAAAAAGTGCTGCTGCACCAACGATAATGTTGGACGACGTTCCACGACTGTATGCCATTTATTCACCTCTTCCTTAAGAATAGATATTAAGTTGTACGGCGTTTGTGTTTCCTCAAGATAATTATAACAGCATTTTTATGTATATCTTTGGGAGGTTCCCAAAGTGTCTACTGTGTGATAATCGTATTCTATGACAAGTTTGTTCAAGAATAGGGTTCTTGCTGAGGCTAGTTCTGCTATGTCCCGTGCCTCATCTGCCTGGTATACCTTAATATTATGAAACATTACATTTTTTGTAATGGCATTTCCATTTTCATCTTCTATATCATTAATTGATAGCCAGGAGTTTAGATCTTGGGCTGCTGCGTCTTCTCGATCAAGGCACTCAATAATTACTCTGGTTGCATCAAAAAGTTTAGTTAGATCTGGGGCATAAATGAAATATACCAGTTGCTCTCTTTTATTTCTATAAAATGCATTTGGTCTAAATCTAATAAGCCTGTCAAACATAACAACAATTGCATTTGGGTTGTTTTTAATATAAACACTATCGTTATAAATATCTTCTATATTGATTGGGCTTTGTGCTGGGAAAAATGGTTGGAATGGATTTGGTCCGTCTGGAATCAATCCAAATTCTTTTAACTCACTATTGATATAGGCATTAAGAAATGTTGGAGGGAATCCAGTTTGGGCATAAGTGTTTAATGTCATAGGTCTATTCTACACCAATCTTTGCATTTGCTATCCATCTAAAACCAGTATCGACTCCTTTAGACTTTCCCATCTTTGATCCAGCCTTGAAGTTCTTCTTATACAAAACTGGTTTTTTAATATAATCATATATTCCACTAGCACGTAAAAATGACTGCTTGAAGTATTTAAGAATAAACTCGTCTATGGTTCTTTCAAATGATCCAGCAACATAATCGCCACCTGGGTTTCTTACGGTTACTGGATTTTTTGTAAAAATAGTTTCTCCTCCTTGTTCAAAAACTAAAACTGAAGACTTCTTTGGAGTTATTGTAACTGGCACTCCATTTTCCATAATGCTTGCTTTATTGTAGAAGGGTACATTTGAGTCTTCTTTTAATGTTCTAGACTGTCTAAATTTTGAATTAAATGTTAAACCAAGATTACTAACTGTATAATCTATATCAAATAGTCTTGCACTAGGGCTTCCTGTTTGATACCACTCATAGACATGGTGTAGCGCATTTGGATTACCTTTAGCAGAAACATCAACATATGCAGCCATAGCCTGTATTGTTCCAGCACCAAGGTTTTTTAAAAATACTCTTTTACCATTTTCAACACCATCTAAAAACCCCATAGAGTATTGAATAATATTATTCATCTGAGACTCAAATTGTTTTGAGTTTGTGGTTATTCTCACTAGTCACCCACTGTTTGATTCTCTGTCCTACGCCAGAGCATCTTAAAGAATTCAATATTTCCAAAGGGTCCCATAAAAGGTTCTACTGTAGCCATTTCATAAATGGTTCCTCTGCCAGACCTTGGACCTGCTGTTTCTCTATAAATAATGTCATCATTAGCACTTCGTACATTTGTAACTAAAATGTTTGTAATAGCATTTTCAGAATTTGTAGAGGATACTCTTGGATCACTTTTTGTTCTAGCAATAAGTTTATTTTCATACTGTAAAAATGTTTCTGGCTTAATGTCTTCTGTTCCTGCACCACCAACACTTGTTGCGTTGCAAATAATTGTTCTATCAAATACCCAGTCTTTTGTTGCTTGACCATACTGAGTTTGCTTTATGATTGGATAATAAATATCAGCCTTCATAGGGTACATGAAGTCTGTTTCTGGACAGCATTCCATTATAAGACTCCTGGACGGATAATATTCTCTTTATATTTTTCTAAAATTTTATCTACTAATATGTTTCCAGTGCCTTCTATCATTCTCTTATCATATTCAATCTTAAACTGGTCTGTACTGTAATTCTTTATATACCGCTTGTAATAGTCCAACTTTCCACATTTAATATCATCAATTAACATTAATGCTGCATCTTGGATATCATAAGGAACAACTTTATATCCAGTTTCTAGCAACAGAATATAATCTGCTCCTTCTGGAAATGCAACTCCAGGAACAACGGTTTGGGTGTTTCCACTATCTTCTGTGTCAAACATACTAATGGAATCTGAATGTCCTAGTGGAATACGTGAATATCTTCGTTCTGCACGATTTATAGAATCAACTGCTTCCATTGGGTCTTTAGTAATTGCTGTTTTATCTTTAGTAATTAAGAAAGTGTAATCTAATAGTTCTGGTCCGTCTGCGTTATCTACATCATAAACTAGTTGTGCATTTTCATATACCTTTAAAATTTTGTGAGTTTTTTTCCAAAGTGGTAGATAATCATTTCCTTGTCCAACAACCTCTAAGTATGTTCTATCATAATAAAATCCACCAACAGCAGCATCAATAATTGCTCTTGCTAAATTTTCATAACCTGTATAAAGTGTTATGTCGGTTGCTGTACCTGATGTAGCCAAAGATGTTGGATCTACGTATGGTCTCATAATTTCTAAATTATCTTGTACTACAATGTCACCACGTACAATATTTGCTCCAGAAGATCCAGCATCTTCATAAATTGTTAAAGCATATGACTTATCGTATTTAACAAAGTCATCATCTAAAGAATAAGTTATTTTTTTAGTAGCATTAGACTCAATGGTTTCTTCAATTTCTGTTAATTCTGAAACGTTTTCAATAACAATAATATAGTCAGCATTAGCATCTGGAACTGTGTAGGTTACAGAAAGCGGGTATGGTGGAAGTCTAAGAATCTGCATTTTTATTTACCGTAGTATGAGGCTACTTCTTCAGGAGATGCTGTTCGCACTAACCTGTGAGTGAGCCACTTTTCCGATGCCTCCTTTGAGACGATGTTATAACCTACTTTTAAAGCACCTAATTTATCCATGTGTAGGTTTCTCTCTGAATATAGGGCTACTTTATTTGTTAAATCGTTTTTCTTTCCTGCTTGTTCTACATGCTCTTCTTTTATTTGAGGAGGAATCCAACTAGCCAAAATCTCTAAAATTTCAAGTTTAGTATTTGCTTCAAACAGTTCAATATTATTTTTCTTTGCATATGACTTTAAAGACATAACAGTTTTTGTTGATAACTCTTCTATTGTTAGATTCATAATTCTCCAGTGCTCATTTGTAATTATACCAGAAAAGAATAAGGAGGGTAGTTTTTACGCTACCCTCCCTATCAGTGATTGGTTAAATCTTAGGAATCAGCACTATCTGAGTCGACATAAGCGACTGCATCTAGTTCTTCCCATTGAATACCAAAACGTACGAATACTGTGTATTCGATTGTGTCCTTCTTAGCACGATATTCACGATTTACTGTGATATCACGCTGGAAGCCCCATACACGGTTCTGAGGGAATGTCAAGTCGACATAACCTGCAGGGTAGTAAGGAACCTCAAGAACATCGACACCTAGTACACGAGTTGTACGTGCATTACCAAATGTCTGAGCGTTACCGTCCATGTAGTCTTGACGGTTTGCTTGTGTGCTACCAGTACGATCTGAGAACGCTGATGAGATAGCGTCTGCAAGAGTACCGTTATTGCGAACGATACCAGCAAAAGCATCAGTACCAGCGTAGAACTTAAGGTTTGACTTAAGTGCACGATACTTGCGTGGCATTGCTAGAAGCAAGCCCTGCATAACTGATGTTGTGTAGTTATCATCTGCAACGGTTGCAGCATACTCATGAGCAGCATTTCCTACTGTTCCACGAGTTTGCTTTACGAAGCCAGGCATGATGGAAAGGAAGGCATCTGCGCCTGTTCCTAAACCATTAATAGCAAGATCTTCAATATCGTTTGCAAAAGCATTGGTCATCAAGCGAACTAGATGATCTTCAAGTGCTCCACCTTCAATATTGTCTTCAAGTGCTTCAGTAGAGACTTCCCAATCAAGACGAATCTTCTTGGTTGTCAATTCTACCTTTGAAAAAGTAGCACCGATGTTTGTGTAGTCTGGTGCTCCTTGAGCAGCAGCACGAATAACACGCTCTCCAACGTTAACCTTTTCGATTTCCATTGTGTTAGCACGCATTGTAACTCTACGACCATCCTTGGCGAGAACTGTTGCATCCCACACATAGTCGATGAAGCGACGAGCCTGCTCAGGTGCTAGAATACCACCTGCTACGCCTGTTGGGTTAACTGCGTTTGCTCCAGATGTTGATCCGAATGCTGCAGTTGCTGTGTTACCGAGTTGTGATCCTACAGACGCTCCTGCAGAGTCCAAACCAGTTGCACTACCTACACCACCAGATACGAAGCCGCCCTGAGAGTTAATCTCATTGCCTGCTCCTGCTGATCCTGGATAGTTTTTTTCTAGGTCTTTATTTTGTTCCGACATTATTTTTCACCTCCTAGTGATTTTTATTGCTTAGTTAAATAGGTCGGTATTTGTGAGGAAACGACCGCCCCATAGGGATTTTTGAACCTTTGTGGGTTCAAACTGCACGATCTCGCCTAGATCGCCAGACTTGCGGAAAGCGGTATCTTGCTCTACGGCATCTACTCGCTTGCCAAACTCATTAAAAACTCCCTTGACATTTTTTACATCATCAGATACGGTCTTAACCTCACCTGATACTGCGTCAAGAGATTTATGTAGTGCAACAATTTGCTCATTAAGAGACTTGATAGTTGTTGCAAGATCGCCAAAGGCATTTGTAAGAGAATTCTTGATTTCTGCAACTGCCTCAACAATTGCTTCATCAGACTTTGCTACAACAGTTTCTGTTGCAACAACTTCTCCCTCTTCTGTTTTTTCAACAGAAGAATCTGCACTACCATCATCTGACTTAGCAACTGCTAGTTCTTCAACTGCTGGTGCAATATCAGCGACTGCAGGAGTTTCTACAACTTCTGCTGGCTGTGCCTCTGGAGCGACCTGAATTTCTTCAACTGCAGCAACTTCTGCTGTTTCTGTTGTTTCATTCATAGGACTAACCTCCTTTGTAATCTTAATTGTACTAATGCCTTTAGCACTATCAACTAAGAACTTTATCATTTCTGCTTTTTCATTATCATTCTTTTCAACAAAACCAATGTTTTTCATTTGTTTTTCAGTAATTGGATGATTAACAGATTCAGCATCTGAAACAATTACCATGCCAGAATCTTGATCATAAAAAATGTTTTCTGTATCTACTTTTGAAATTAAGCCACTAATAACATTGTGACCATTTTGTTTTTCAATTGATACAATACTTGCAAATTGGTTTGCTGGTGAGTCAACTAAAGATAGTTCATATAAGTCATATTCTTTAATAACACGGATAGTCTTATCCATCTCTTCATTAAATGCATCATCCCAAGTTTTAATGTTCCCGCCGATAGAAAAACC